CCGATCAACCCAAGTTAGTCAAAATAGGCGATGGGGGGGCTTACCGCCCCCCCACGTCCTATTTCGCTAAGAAACTGGTACCTTCGTTCTGAATAGCGTTGACCACGTTAGTTTTCGTGGGCATCGACTCTTCATGGAAGATATCAATTTCATCAACTTGAAGACTGAGACCTGAAGTCCGACACCCGCATATAAACAGAGAGGCGGCAGCAATAGCCACCCCTATGGGAACATGCGTTATCGGTTTCAGGGAACGGGGACACATTTGGTAGAGATTAAATCTCTCCATTGATGTGTACCTTTGCTCCAGTACCTGTCCCAGCGTAAAGAATAGTCGTTCCTGCGCCATCACTGGCCATGAACGAATTCATCTTTGCGACGAGACTGGCGCTCAACGTGGTGTTAGTGAGTGCCCCGATGGGGAAATCACTAACAACATAGATTGAGCCCGTTACAGGAAGCGACGCGTCGACACCAGACATGACGGTTTCGTCAAATCTGGTGAGCGTGCGACGTCGCTTATTAATCCCCTGGCCCGATTCCTGTATCTTTACAGAAAGTCGGTCTGGGAGATTATATTGTTCACCAATCTTGGCGAACTCCTTAAACGAACCAGGACCAATCTGCCTTGCAGAGTATTCAACCTCTGTTCCGGCAGCGTTCTTGATCTCATTGGTATTTAGTGTATTACTAAGTGCCATTGTGTATACTATCTACTGTTTATCCCGTTATCGGGACCGTTTGGGACGCCTACGCCGTGCAAGCACGAGCGCAGCGCCTAGACTGAATTCAGTAGAACTCAGCCCGCTCGATTGAATCGAGCTGCTACCTGGCAGCCCCACTTGACGTCTATACGACGTCTCAGTGACTACTGGTTGCATTATACTTACAGGAGGGTACTGGTCTGTTCGACCAGTGCCAGAGTAGTACACATTCGAAGTCAGGTGACTCCGAATATGCCGCTTTCTCTGGCGCTTAACACTCCATAAGTATTGTAGTATGTTGATCTGAGGATCCATCAACCCAACCTTGTTCTTGTCTAGGTATCGGCCAACGCCCAGTACCCAGTCAACAACAAAGGACCAAGGTAGAGC